TTATAAAGCATTTGGTAGTTCAGGATTTTCACCCCAGGCAGCAGCTTCATACAAATCAATGTGTGACTTATGAAACAGCATTGATATAGGCAGATTATCGAATAGCGCGTACTTTTCAGCAATTGGTTTAAATTTATCTACGCCATGACATGTCAAACAATTATAAAAAAGCAGCAACAGTTCTTGATCCGATAATTGAGACCTTACGATACTGGTATAAAGCTTCTTATTTTTGGCATCATTTCCATCCACAAACTTAAATATTCTGTATAAATACCGGAAGTAATGCCCTAGCTCATGTTTATTGTCAGCCCAGAATTTTTCATATGACTCCCTCACAAGCTCTAACTCATCTATAGAAACAGCAGATTTTTTCTCACTATCATAAAGTCTATGGAGCCTGTTCTTAAAAGTCACAAAACAATCTCTTCCTGTGGTAATAACAACCCCTCCCGAACCAGCACCACGCAAATCAATTGAATTGATAATATCATTATGAAGCCGAAGCATTTGAAAGAAAGTGCTTTCGAAATTCTGAGCTTTAATTTCTTTTCGAGTAAGAGACAGCTCTTCTTTTTGAAGCTGTAAATCTTGACGCTGAAGCAAAATTGCTAGAATCAACCCACCAAATGCCAACCCAGAAAAGAGAGAGGTAATCACACCAAAACTGTCACCAAATGCACCAGATTTACTGACGCTATATTCAGATATAGGCCATGTCAAAAATAAGACAAGTCCACCATAGAAAGTCACGACCAACACAACAAAGGCCATTACCCCAATAGTCCATTTTTTCAAATCCATACTCTTTCCCTGACTACCACGAAAAATATATTAAGTTAGATTGTACGTGTTTCCGTAGCCTATTGGTGCAGAAGTTTTTTCTCTTCTCTGCGGAAGGCTACGTGTCCCTTTTCTTTGCTTGTCCAAAGAAAAGAGACGAAAAGAAAGGACACCCTTGTATCTCTCTCGATATGCTGCGCTTCTCACCTTCATTGGCGCTCGCCTAAACTCGCTCACTTTGTTCGCTCAAACACCGGCGAGCTTGCCCCAATGAAGACTGCGATGCTCGGCTGCATCGAAGGGAGGGTAAGTCAAAACCCCAAATCGCAGCCCGTTGGTTTTGACTTACCTTCCCGTCATCCCTAGCTGAGCACCGCAGGAATTTTGCGATTAAGCGAGCGGTGTTTGAGTGAACGCAGTGAGCGAGTTTAGCTCGCGCGCAAAATACCGAGGAGCGCAAGGGACCGCACGAAGTGCGGCGAGGGATTCGGGCGGCTGTAGCGCGACGCTCATTTTGCGACAGAGTTACAGTCATTTTGCGACACTAATTAAACCCCGATTAACAGTCATTTTGCGACACGGGTCGAAGCCTACCATATCGCCTGCCTCTGCATTGCCGTTGATCAGGGCAACCCAGCCACTATTAAAGCGGTCTAATTCTGCTTTTAAAGCCCTTTTAAGGCGATAAGAAGGCATGCGATTGCAACCATCAACAGCCAGGCTGGGTCGCGCACAGCCATCGCCCACTGTCGCCGTAGCGGCATTCTGGGGTCCACGACAAATGATGATCCTGGTTTCGCGAATCGCATATATTTCCCCTTACTCTTCTGCACCAGGTTTGCCACCCGTTGGCTTGTTATTATTTTCCCCTTTCTCCTTCTCTTTAGGGTCCAGTTGCAAGGCTGTGCCGAGGATGACCACCAGCTCATCCAGACGGGTTTTCACATGATCACGTCGCTTATTCAGGCGGAACATCTCAACAGCAAGCTGAGCCTCTTCTTGTTGGTGCTGGCGGACAAGGGCGTCATGATGGGCATTTAGTGTTTCCTGGTGGGTGGGTTCAGGTGTATCAGACATTATCGTAGCTCCTGTTTCAGATTGGCGTGGGCGGTTTTTATGGCTTTTTGTAATGCGCGTGGAAATAAAAGAACTGGTCTGCCGCCGCAGTAGAATTAAAAGTTTTCACAGTGAAATCATTTGCACTGGTGGTAAAAACTCCCACAGTAATGTTCCCAAAATGTTTATAAATCGATAGCGTTATGTGTAATTCATCGAAGGGGTTGGTCAGCCCTAAATTGTGCGTCACTCTGTAGTAGCCTGTGGAAATCTTTGTGCTGGTCCATCCGGAGGGAAGCCCTAATCCTGCTCCTGTATTATTTATTGCACCAGAATATAGAACCTTCCCCCCGATTAATGTTTCTTCACCGAGCAGCAAGTCAGTTCCATCAAACCAAATAAATTTCTCAGTGCTATGATTCCCAACATCCAGCACATAGTTGGAACCACTGCGGCCAAACAACACACCAAGGCCAGCTCCCTCGATTTTACCAACGCTTTTGATGCTGCCACCTGCCGACAAGATAATGCCACCACCCGTGATCGTAGTACCCGCTATCAATGCATTTTGAGTTACATCAGCACCATCATCCGGTATGCCTGATCCCGTGATCTCAGTTTGCCAGTCCACAGTGTTTTCGAGAGCTAACGCACCTTGGCCTAGTATGGATGCCGCTACATTGTCGCCAGTAACATCAGCACCGATAGCAACATTAGAGCCTGCCTGCACCTGAATTATTCCAGTGATGCTTGCACCAAGCGCTGTTAAATAACCCTCTGTTGTCAGATTAAATTTAGGCGCTGCGTCATTCGCGGCCCATCCACGAATACCCAAATCATTAATCCGTATGCCCTGGCCAGCTGCGCTGCCATCACCGGCGGTGGCGCTGGTTTCCAAAATGCCTGCGCTGGTGATGTTAAACACGGTGCTGTTGATGATACCGCTGGCGAAGGTGGGCGCACTGCCGTCGGTAGGTATATTGAGTGTTGTGCCCAGCACCGAATCAGTAGCAACAATTCCCGCTGGAGATATATCAATAGTATTTGCGCCGTTCTGCAAACGGAGCCGGGTGTTGGCAGAATCCAGTGCAAAATTGCCAGACGCATCCCTGATTAAAGTGGACGTGATATTCCAGCCACCGATTTGGCCCGCCAACGCCGTGATCATGCCGGTAAGGTTTACATCAACAGCAGTGATCTTACCCGTCGATCCATCGATTTTTGTCTTCTCTTCACCGATGGCGTTGTAACCAATAATCGCATTTGCGTTTATTACAATGCCTTCACCATTGCTGGCTTCGCCCACAGTCTCACTGGTCATGATTTGATTACCGGCACCAATAACTACCTGGCCAGCAGTAACAGGCACCGTGTAAGGATCGCTTAGCACGTAATCTTTGGAAACAACATCATTCAGCGCAATAGGATGGGCGCGAATCAAGTAAGTGGAGCCATCGGCCACCACCCAATGCACCACCTCTTCATTGCCAAAGACACGCCCCACTTCTATCCATGTGTTAGTGCCCTGGGCAGCAACGGTAATTAGCGAGCCTTTATAGTTAGAATCACTCGGCGGGTTAACCCCGATCTCCAAGCCAGCAAGATTCAGGCTATTGGCTGTAGCCAACACCTGCTGCACGTTAATGGATAATGCACGACTGGTCTCGGTAGGCGGGTCGGGTTCTGCAGCCAGGTTGTCACGCAGGTGCTGAATACGCAGGTTAGCGTCGGCGTGGGATTCCACCTGCATGCCCAGGTGATATGAATATATGCGACCATACTTTGCATAGGCAACATAGTGCGGATCAGTCAACCGACGCGTGAAGGTTTGGCAGTTGCCCTGGTTGGCCACCAGCGTAGCAAAGGCAAACCCCGGCCCATCGATGACAATCAGCAGGCCACTCGGGGAACCCCCAGCGCCAGAACCCGCCTGCGCATTGCGGCCACTGTTAAGCACGTAATTTCCGCCCACCAGGCCATCGCCACCGCTGAGGTTGTAGCTACCGCCAGCACCCTCATAAACATTTTGCGCGATGATGATCAGCGCGGCAGCCCCATCCCCGCCACCACCGCCATCCGCACCGGCCACACCGTAACCCACCCAGCCACCCGTAGACCCGGAGCTGCCTCGCATATCATTGGGAAGGCCCACAATATTGTTGCCGTCCCAGCGAATATCGAACACCGGCAGCGAAGTCCATGCACCTTCGACAAAACCACCACGGCGAATATCTGCCCGAAAGCCACCGCCAGAACGGGACCGGTAACGCAGACTGCCAGCGCTTTCGGTGGAGCCAATAGCCCCCGGTGTGCCCAGCGCATAGCGATTATCCCAGCTTGACGTGATCGGTACCGCACCGGGTATGCCCCGGCCCACACCGTTAACTGTGCCATTGCGTGTCCAGGTCTTGGCACGAATTTGCACGTTGTCATCAATAAACAGATTCACGTCTGCATCGAGAACCACATCGCCATTGAAAGAATAAATAGCAGAAACATTATTGGCATTGGCGTGGCCGGTGAGTGTGCTGTCGCCGGTAATATGCCAGACGCCACTCACCAGGGTACCCGTGGTGACCGTCGTGATATCGGTGCCGACTTGATAGGCGCTATCTGGCAGCACGGTACTTTCTGCATCGGCAATCGGGCTGGCGGCCTGGCTGGAGCCAAACAGAATAAGCACCACCTCACCCGTCATCCAGTTCTTACGGGTGCCGAGGATCATGAACGAGCGATCAAGGTCTCCACCGGTGATCGGGTCACGAATTTTGTCCGTCTGGTAGCGCACAATGTCGCCGCACTCCAAAATATTCAGGTGCGGCATTGCCTTCACCGTAATCAGCAACGGCGGCCCGGCATGCATGTCCCGCGCCGAGTCACGCAGGCCCGCCAAGGTGGTCTGGGTGTGCGTATAGCCGGTCAAACCTTCAAAGTTAAATTCCATCGGCGGTGCCGCGCCGTGTACACCCAGCGAATCCGGGTCAAACAAGGTCTGGTGTCGATTGAGTTTTCCGGTGTTGATATCCCGGTTCCAATTGATGGTAAAGACGTTGTGAACCTGCTTAAAATCCTGCTTAAGGCGACCCAGTTTCTCCACGTTGTTATCGCTCAACACCACCACATAGGCAGAGTCCGGTGCAATGCGGGCGAAGCGGCGCAGTTCTAATTGGCCATCATTGCGCACCCGCTGGAAACACCCGGCCAAGCGCAGCAGTTGCCCCTCAATAAACTTCTTACCGTCGCGTTTTTTCAGCTTCTCAAAACGTACCATGAAACCCAGCGCATCGTCGCTGGTATCCCACAGGTCATTACCGACGCCTACAAAGGAGCTGGTCGACACCCATTGGGTATCGATACCCAAGTGCCAGTTAGACGGAAAGGGATCGGCCTGGCCATACACGTTGCCGGTAAGCAGGGCCAACAGCATCTTCACCAGGGGCAACTCGATATAGATGTTCTCGGTAACTGCAGTGCGCCTGTCCGGTGCGTCGCTAACATCAACCTCATGCGCCACGGCGCGGGTATTTAATGCTCCGCGTGTACAGTTGTAAAACTGCACATCGGCCAGCACGTTAACAGCCGCACCCGCCGCCTCAGTGGTCAGCGATTCCAACACCAGTATCTTGTTGGCTGTGGGTGCAGTGGCCGCAATGGTCAACACCACATCATTGGATGCCGAGCCGGTAATAACCAGTTGCTGGCCGGAAGAAAGCCCCGACAAATCAGTGGTGACCGAATTAATGGAATCGTCCGCACTGCTAAAACTGATGTCGCTGCCGATAATGCTAATGGCAGAGTCCAGTTTGTTTTTGGCGCGAACAGTCTCCTTATCCACATCCACATAGATCACCTTTTCATTCGGCGCATCCGTATAGCTGCTGCCATGCTGATTAAATTCAAACTCACTGGCGTCATAAACAGGCAACACCGTATCGGCATCGGTGATGGACGCCCGCAAAGTGGTCTTACGTTTATCAAACACATCCTTGCGGGTGAGGCGTTGCACATCCGAACAATTGAGATCACGCACACCCCCTTCAAAGGACTCTTCATCGGCGATTTGCGTGTCAGTCTGGATGTATTCATCCCAGACCAGGCCCAGCCCACCCATCCATGCCCGCACCACCTTATGGCGCAGGCCCAGGCCAGCGGCTAACTGAGTGCTGATAAGATTGGTAACCTCACTGTTAGCGTCCACCAGGCTGATCTTGATGGAACCGATACTCGACCACCCTTTGATAGGCGTCAGCTTCTGAGAGGAACTGCTGATGCCCTTGGCGCGAATGACACTCCACAGCACGTTGCCACCCGCAGTAGGTGGAACCGCGCAATCATCGTGAGAGGTGAGGTACCAAGTTTGCGCCGTGTTGTCAGGATCAAACTCGATCTCGATGACGTAGCGTGGGTCTTTGTCTTCGGAACGGTTGAAGTCGGCAAAAGCGAGATTGTCGACCCTCATATTACGCGCACCCGGAAGCTGATGCGGAAGGTGGTAGTGGTGCCGTGGCGGCGCTCTTTATAGTCGCCCACACGCTTCACAGAAACAGGATCAACCGGCACAGCAACGGTACCGTAACGGTCAAAGGTGAATGTCTCACCACCGTCTGTCGAGTCGAGGAACTCATACCACGTTGGCAGGTCGGCCTCCTGGATACGAATGGTGGTCAGATCAAATTCAATCGTCTGCCGGTAACGCATAACTTCCATCCGGCCACTCACGGCCTCATGCACTTTCTTTTTTGTTTTTGGATTACGGTTGTTCTTACCGCACATCATGTCCAGGTCGTAGTCGGTGTCCAGCACATGGCCACTGAGAATGGAACGCTTGGCCGCGTAGTTAACCGTGGTCATGCCGCCTCCTCACGCAGCTCCAAACCCTGGTGGCTGTTGCGGGTGAAGAAAATTCGATCACCACGCTCAGTGGCTTCTTCGATACCCTCGAAGATTTGCTCCAACTGCTCCACAGTCACCGTGTCGTTACTGTTACCGGCGATATTGAAATAGCTCACGCCACCGCCTGTTGAACCTTGTGCATTCTGCGCACTGGAGGATCGTGCATAGGGGTCGGCACTGGCGGTAGGCAGGCCGGTGGACGGGCTGGCGGAATAGGTGCCCACGGCACCACCGCCACCGAAGGATGCGTTTTTAATGGCGCTTATATTAACCAAACCGGCCGCCGCTACAATAGGCGCCAGTATTGGCCCAAGGATTGGCCCCATCGCCCACGCCTTCATCACACCTTCGTACATTGAGATCGTCGCATTGGCGATGCCGACCATCTGATTAACTTTGAATAGTTTTTTGTTGTGCTGTGCCGCAGAACCCAGTACACCCGCCATAAAACCAAGAACAGTTTTTGCCTGCTTGCCTGCCGACAACTGTTGGAATTTTTCACGATCAGAAAGACCTTGCTGGGTAATATTTGTCAGGCGTTGCTCATGCTCTATTTTCAAGCGCTCGCGTTGCTCATCATAGCCGCCGATAATTTCCAGTTCAGCATCCTCGGCGGTCTGCAATTGTTCCAACGCCAGTTGATAACGCTGGTTCTCACTCTCGGCTTCGGTCGCCGTCATCAGCTCAACGGCTTCAAGGCCAGCCTGCGCCGCCTCACGCTTGGCTTCCGCCAGCTCCCGATCTGATTCAATCCACTCATTCTGGGTGGCAATAGCCTCGCGCACGGCTTCATCGTTGGCCTTCATAAACTCATCATTGGCCTTCATGGAATCCAGTTCCTCGGCCAGACCAAGCAAATGTTTTTTCGCTACTGGGTCTAATTTTGTGAGGCTGCCATGCTCAGTTTCGTAACGAACCTTGGCGGCTTTGCTGACCTGGCCATAGAGGGCGATCTGACGTTCGAGGGTTTGTTGCAGGCTGTCACCGGTTTTGGTGGTACTGGCACCATCATCGCCGCCAGCACCACCAGTGCCGCCAGTACCTCCAGCACCACCAGCACCACCAGAGCCGTCACCACGACCACTGCCACCACCAGTACCGCCAGCGTCCTCCAGGCTCTGGAGTTTCTGGGCTACAAGTAGCTCTTCTTTCAATTTCGCGAGTTTAAATTTCAGGTTATCGCGAATGCCTTGTCGGCTTGTTGTGTGTGGTATGCGCGCTTCAAGGGCCGCGATCTCAGCCTCAATGGCGCTAATGCTGCGTGGTGTATCAGAGAGGGCATTGATCATCCCCGTGGCCGCTTGCGTAACGGCCCGTAGCGCAGGTTCCAAATCATCAAACAACTGCAATGCCAATTCTTCCGCTGCAGACCCCAGCTTATCCCAATCACCAGACAGATTATCCATTTGCTCATCGGCCATCTCGATGGCCTTGTTAGTGTCGGTAATGGAGTCACGCAAGGTAACAAAATCATCCGCCCCCTGGCGCACCAGGGCCAGCATGGCGGGCGCGGCCTCGGTGCCGAATAATGTTGCGGCCTTATTCAAATCAAGTTGCGAATCGCCAAGTTGGCGAACCAGGCTTTCCATGCCCACGAACCGGCCTTGTGTATCAGTTACTCGCAGCCCCATATCCTTGATTAACCCAGCGGCTTCCGCCGAAGGTTTCGAGAGAGCGATCAACGAAGCACGTAATGCCGTACCCGCCTGCTCACCTCTAAAGCCTGCATTGAATAACAGCGACACAGCAGCCGTGGTGGATTCCAAATCTTCATCCAGTGAGTTGGCCACCGGCCCAACATAGCGCATGGCATCGCCCAGCTTTTTCATATTCGCCTGACTGCCGGAAATGGCGGCGGCAAACACATTGGCAACACGCGTGGACTCATCAGCATCCAGACCAAATTGCGCCAGGGTCGCAGTGGTAATCTCAGAGGTGGTGCCTAGCTCTGACTGGGTGGCGGCGGCCAACGCCATCACACCCGCTTGTGAGGCGATGATCTCATTCACTTCCTGCCCGGCAGAGGCCAAAAAGTACTGCGCCTCGGCGGCTTGTGTAGCGGTGAAGATGCTCGTGCGCGCATAGTTACGGGCAGCGAAGGAAAGCAGGTCCATCTGATCTCCCGTTGCTCCGGCCACGCTGGCCACGTTGGACATACTCTTTTGGAAAGTGGCCCCGGTAACAACAATGTCACGGATCAGGCCCGCCAGCTTAATGCCAACAAAGCCACCGGCCAGCAACTTCACAGCGCCAGTCATTTGATGGATGTCGGCAGACGCCCTGTTGACAGACTTGGCCATCCCAAGAATTTTCTTATCAGTTTTCTTGGCTGTGTTACCGAGCTTCTCGGTCTTATCATCGGCCTTGGCTAGCCCGGCCTCGTACTGCTTGCCGTCGATGGTAATAACAACCTTTACTTTTGGATTACTCATCTTTTTTCAGAAACTCACTCTCGATGATGCTCAACAAATCCAGGGCCAAATCCACATCCCAGCCCTTGGCCTCGATGCGTGATAAAAAAATATTCATATCAAGCCCAACCGGAATGCCGTCGTTGTATCGCCATTGTTTTTTTAACTGGAGATACAAATTCCATAACGGCGCCTCCCACAACAGTCGCGGAGGCAGGTCTTCTGCATCCGGTTTTTCGCCCAGGTCTTGCAGCGCCTTGATCGCAGTAGGTCCGCCTTCGCGAATCCATACGACCAGGGCGCTTAGTCGTTTTTTGCTTCTTCAGTCTCTTTTATTACGCGCAGCGCCAGCCCTTTCACTTTGCTGAACACAAACGCCTGCGCCACATCAATCAACATGAAGTCATTGATGTTTTTTTCGGTGCATTTAAGAGGTTTTTTCTTGGCGTCCACCACACCGCGCCAACCCTTAATGCAATAGTTACCGACCAACTGCGCATACCTGGGGGTGTCGCGCTTAATGTTAATCAGCTTGTCGTTGTCATCACGTACTTCTGTAATCGTTGCAGCGACAAACTCCTGGTCCTTGTCTTCAGGTAACGGAATCAAGTCCAGGGCAATACCTGCCTCTGGCCACTTTGCCTCTTGTGGTGGCGCACCTAACATCAACATCAGCTTTTCTCCCTTTTCATGCCGTACATTTTGTCCAGCGCCTTAATGTGCGCCGGGCGCGTTGCTGTTACCCGACCATTCTCGACGTGCAATTTATCTTTGCCGACGGGAATAACGCGCGTTTTAAATCCGAGGTCGATAAAGACCACCGACTCAACAACAGGCGCTTCCTGTGGTTCAGTGTTGTTAACATTTGACATTGCTGAATCTCCTGAAAATTAATGGATAACAATCAATAGTTAGTAACTGGCAATATCGTTCACCAGCACCAGGGTGGGGGCTGCGCCACCGGCATGGGCGCGCCAACCGGCTTCCACCACCAGACCCTTGCTGGTATTTATCTTGTGCTTGGGTTCATCAAATTCCGCATTGGGCACATTAAGCGTCAGTGAGTTATCACCCGCCTTGTTCTGGCTAATCAGCGTTATGGGTTTTGAGGTGTGGGCTTGGCCGTGATCGAAGATCGTGGTGCCGGAATCAAACAACGCGGTGAGGCTGCCGCCAATGGTGCGCTGGCCCAGCAGCACAGCGCCGTAACCTTCCAGACCATCGGCCACAAGCTGGCCTTCCACGTCATTACCAATATCGACACTGGCCGTGGTGATCTGGCCCAGCGTGGAAGCACCATCCACGTCATACACTTTGCCACCTTTCGCGCAGGCGCGGTTCTTGGCATAGGCAGTGGGCGCGGCATCGAATGCCGCAACGGGTGCGGGCGAGGTTTGCACAGCACCAATCAGATCAAGTGAAATCGATTGATTACCCTCTATCACGTTCCATGAGATTTTATTGAGTATCACCCCCAGCCATTGCTCAAACTTGGCGGCGTTGGTGTAACCCAATTCCAACAATGCATCCGGTGGCGTGGTGAGGTCCATCGTCCAGGTGTGGGTGTACGGTCCTAAACCAGTAGTCACTGGCGCGCCCCATAACAGGCTCAACCATTGGCCGATGTCGTTGAGGCAGAGAATGGCGCTGCCGGAACCGGCGACGATGGCATTGCCTTCATCCATCTTTTCGGCCAAGGGGTCTGCGGTGGCTACCGTGGGGTCTTCCTCGCGCTGTGGATCGCGCCCAAAGTCCAGTTCGCTGATCTTCATCTTGAATGCGCCAACCGGGGTGGGCACGGCGCGGTATGCCCCGGTGTTACGCTGCAGCAGTACTTGGGTTTCACGGCCATTGATAATAGGCATTTTAAAAATCCTCCGAGGTGGGTGCGGTAAAGCTCACCGCAAATATGGCTTCTGTTTTCGTTACTCTTACCGCTTCAATACTGGCTAACTGAAGTGGCGCACAGGCTGTTGGTGAATACCCGAGCAAGGCATCGGCAGTCTTGGTGGTCATGGCATACGCGCCGTTGTCGGCCTTACGCGCAGCGCCTTTGCCACGCAGGTTTTTTGTTTTAATAAAAATGGTGATAGCAACATCACCTTCCTGGTAGCCGGTGTTACCTTGTTCAGATTCATACGCTGCGCCATTGACGAACGTATAACAGGCAGGCAACGGTTTGCTGCCCGGTTCCAGGATTTGTTCTTCATAGTCCAGTGACTCGAGGGTGCGAAACCCGTTGACCTGGTCTTTAATGCGGGCCAGCAAAGAGTCATCGATTGCGGCTAAATCTAAATTCATCCCGCACCTCCCGCAGCAACGCGCGCTAGAAAATCACTGGCCATCAATCGAATGTCGCGACGGTTCTTGGCGCTAAAACCCAAATAAGGCCGCGCCGGAATTTTTACTTTACGGCCACGACCGGCCATGCCGCCGAACTGGTGAATTGCGCCCTGGATTTTATTGGTACCGATGGCAACATGGTCTTTAGTAGCGCGATAGATTACCGAGTCACGCAAGTGGCCACGATCAACCAGAGGCTTCATGTCGCCGATCAAACGAATGGCGCGTAGTCGTGTACCGCCACGCTTCTTGCGGCTCTTTGTTAAGCCTCCGATGCGGCTGATCATGGTGCTCTCTGCCAGCGGTTCCCACGGCTTGCCGTCCGGCCCCTTTGAATCTCGGAATCGTTGCTGCGTTTCAGATACGGTGTACTCGCCAATCTCACTGAGCAGCGCCTTGCGATCGACCCGCCGCATTTGCGTGAGGCGTTTGCGTACCTCGCTGTCATCAATAATGAAATTAGCGCCAGCCATTAGTAGGTATTCCAATCAGTGTTTGAATTACCGCTGGCGGTATGCACCTGGTTGCCACTGGAATCTTCACTGGCTTCCTGTTCGCCCAGCGTTGCCTTACCTTCCTGAATGCGTTCCAGGAATCGCATAGCAGCCTTGTTGCGATTAATCACTTCGTCAGGCGCGCCATCCTTATGCAGGCGATAGCGCACCATGTCGCAGGCGTTGATCATCAGAACATTGGGAGTGGTAGCCAGCGGCAATGTGTAGCGGCTACCAATATGGCCATCGATAACCGCATCCACATCACCAATCACCTGTGCCAGTTTTGCCGAATTGATAACACCAAGCACATCAAAATCCGTCAGCTCTGTCAGCTCGGTTTCGTTAAAGCGATCGATAAGGTTCTGTTCTGTGCAGTAGGGCATTATGCAACTCCGGAAAGATTGTCGACCGTGAAGTCGTAGTCATCATTCACACCATCACCGGCACCGTAGCTTGCAACCACCGTCACACGTTTGCGCTCTGACTTATTGCCCGTAGCAAGAATGGCCGTGTCTGCCGGAGTGAGCGTGATCTCGATTTGCGCTGCCGGTGCAAGCACTGTGACCGCCCGTACTTCCTGCTTGGTGGTCAAACAGTAAACGCTGTAGCTCACCGCACTGGGCGCTGCCAGCACACCGTCCTTGTCCTTACAAGAAATGGTGAGGTATGACGTAGTGCCTTCGTTGACGTGTTTCATGGCGTACTCGATTCAACAGCCGTTATGAATAGGTGATCTGCAAGTCCAACGTCCAGACCTGGCCACTGGCTTTCACACCTTGCTCCTGAATCTTGCGATTAAGATTGTCAGCCGCATTGCTGTTGCCGTTGGCCACGGTGCCTTCACGCCAGTGGAAGTTGGCTGTTACGCCATCAAACACTGCGCGCCAGGTAATGGTTTGCCCGGCGATCTGTGGATAGGTGGCCTCCATCGCCACGTAGGCCGTGGTTGCGCCGACCAGGCCGGTATCGCCAGCCGCCACACCCGCCATCACCGAGGCTGCAGCCGCTGCGCCACCCGCGCCTGAATAAACGGCGGTGAGAGTAAGTTGGAGATCCGAATCCACGCTTAACACTTCGGCAATAATGTCGTCGGCGTCATTGCGCACAAAGTCACCCACCGAAACCTCGGTGGTATACAGGGTGGTGGTGCCGGCAACAATGGCCGAGCCATTGGTAAAGGCCGAGGTGCCGGTAAGCGCCGAGAGACTGCCATCGCCCACGCCCAGGAAGGCATTGGCATTACCGAAGTTGGCCTCGGCATTGCCTGCCAGCAGGTTCATTAGCGCGGTGATGCCCTCGTTGAGCTGCAGGTTGCCGTCGATCACCAACTTGTCGAACGGTAGATCGTTTTTGAATGCCTGCTCATCCGCATACTTGGTGAGTATCCAACGGGGATGAGCATGAATTTTGTCGCGTAACATGGTGTGTGCTCCTTATTGCAATTTAAAATCAATGGTTCTTGATTTGAGGTCAAACCCGATGGATCGGGAAGCCAGGGAAAAGGTGATGGTGGCAATGCGTGAACCCGTGTTGTACTGCACGAGGGCATCCACGCCATTGAGGGAATCAACTATTTGCAGTAGAGCAGCAATGGTCAGTGCGTCGCTGCCCGTGGCCGAGTCGGACATAGGTATTGACACGGATACCGATAACGCATCAGCACCCGTGGCGGTGTCCACAAATGTTTTGAACGCCTCTTTTAATAGCGCAATGGTATCGGCGGCGCTGGCAGAGTCCGTTAGCGTGCAAACAATCGACGCGGCCAGTTGGTCCACGCCAGTGCCGACATCCGCCATTGCCAGTGATGCGCTGACATTTAAAAGCGCATCACTGGAATAAGCTGTATCCGCAAAGGTCTTGATAATGTCGGTAAGCAGCGCCAGGGAATCCACCGCGCTGGAGGAATCCAGCAATGCAACACTCACCGCCAGTTGTTGCGCATCGTTACCGGTGGAGGTGTCGAGCAATGAAAGCAATGCAGACTGACTCAATGTATCGAGACTAATCGCCGTATCCGCAAAGCCAAGTGCAGCGCCCAGGGCAGGATCAGCATCGCTGCCCTGGGCGGAATCCGTGAGTGTTGCTTGGGAACTTATTGAACCAAAGGCATCAGCAGAAAGGCCGGTGTCGGTGAAGGTTTTGAAAACACCACCCCCCGCCGCTTCCTCTTGAAAGTCCCCACCGCCCGGCAAATGATAAAAGTCGCCATTCTCAGGGTCATAGAAATCACCGAGACCCGGGATGTGGTAAAACTTCCCCATCAGCTAACCGTCACTACAGGGTTATAGAAAAACTCCTTGCCGGATTCGTATTTGCCAAGATGCAGCCGCACAAGGAACATGCCCGCCTTGTTGATCGTTACATTCGCCTGAACCACTTCGCTCCGCGAACCAACAGGCTCTCCCTCCCAGCTCGCAAGGCCAGCCCCCGCATCCAAATTGGTGTAACTCACCTCGACAAATTCACGCTCGTCGTAACTCAGTGACCACAAAGTTGAGGCCACCCCGTTAAGGGACAACACCTCAATCCAACACTCCTGGCGAGTCAATGCGGCGGTGAAGTTCTCTGCAATCTCAACAGAGAGCGTTTTGCTGCCAGTAGTATCAACTCGTGCGATCATATCAATAGATTGCATCGGATCATGTACAGAGCAATTAGCAGTCGGCACCATTTCTCTTGAAACCGGCGTATCGCCATCAGCATCCTGCGCTGCACCAGTGCCGATGAAATACACGCTCGTATCGGTGTAAACAGACCCACGGAAAGCATACAACTCTGCAATGTAGGTGCTGCCGTCATCATTAGAATTATGGACCCGAATAAACTGAAAATCTGAATCCAATGCGGCCAAATCAACGATTGCCTGACTTGTGCGCCAATTACAAGCTATGAAATCAAAATCAATAACATCTAGTCCCGCACGATCTGCATCTATCAATTCATATTCTACTAAACTTGTTAATCCAGTAAAATTACCGCCGAGCATTTTGCCAATCAATGGACCGTCAGTTCCTCCTGGGCGAATCAATCCAAGGCTGTTACTAGCCCCAACAACCGCTAATCCTTCATGGCGCATATCAATATCGTTGTACCAATATGCTATAGAATTAAATTCTATTGTGGTGTTTTTTGATTTTACATAACTACATATACCTGTAATTGCTGTATCCCAAAAACCTCCTGGCTCTATGTAGCTATCTATAAAGAGCGAATGTTTATAACTTACCGTGTTGTGCTTAATCCTATCTGTGGCTCGCAAATGACACCCATGCCACACAAAAGGAAATTCCGTCAATAAATCATTATCAACACCGGTCACATCAATGGCAATTACATCACTACCTGTTGTCGGATCATAAGCTCCTGTTATGCGGTTCACGCGATGAATAGGAACCCGATCATCTGTAGTTGCTGCGGCACAAATTAAAGTCAACGTTACCGCTGAAGTTTCTGCATGATCATGTGCCTGATAAATGCTATCTCCAATCACCCAAGCTGTAAGAGCCGCTTGATACGTCAAATAGGAAATCGTAGAGCTATTCCACTCGGCATCCGAGTCATCTTGTGCAGAGGCATGATAAACGTAACGAATAGTCATTCGCCGAAATCCTCGGTCAAATCATCAGCCGCTTGCATATTCGCTTTACTGGCAAGGACTGCATCAATCTTTTGATTCATGTGTATCAACTGCCCCGCCGTGATGCCCAGAAACGTTTGCAACTGTGTCGCGGTATAATTAACTCGCAAATAATCAACAAGCGGCTCTAATTTAAAGACTGTTTCTGGTCGCTTGTCTTGCATCATTTCACGAATCAAACGCTTGACTATTTTCTTCGTTGTGGAGTGTTTGGGGTTTAATACATAGTTGACAATATCATCAGATCGCAACCCTTTTAACTCTTCCCTATAGCCCATTTTAAATTCACAATGGGCTGCCGCCTCATCCATCGCCGCAGTCAAATCAGCATCACCAGGAAAGCGTCGAACAGCAGGCTCATATACTTGGTCAAGATGATCAGTGAATCGAAAAGCCACACGCCGAAGGCCGTCTGCCTGTAGTCGATTTTTAATGATTTCTTTTTTGGCGATGGGCATTATTGCGCCTTAATCTTTGTGTATTTGTTCGTCACGAAATCACACACGGATTACCAGACCCATCCAAACGCGGGGCAGTGCAATATGTTTGTCGACGAATCTCATCAGCTAGTCGGGCCTCGGCCACAGTTAAAGCCCGTGACGGCCCCATAGCTAAGAACGCATACCAGGCTATAGAGCCAACATCAGTACAATTGGGGTGGCCGCTTAATTCATTAACCGAACATGTAGCAGGCCATTGGCCGTTATCAGCGATATTGAGGCAACCAGCATAGGCGTGAGTGGCTGTGTACCACAGGATGGTACACATCGCCTCTTTGGTCGCGGCTACCTGGCCTAACGCAAGGAAGTCCTCAAGGCTCGCCGATGGCTGCGAGTATTCATATGTGTTAGCCACCGCCACCAGATTGCCCCACTCAACATCTGGGGCCGGTGTTGCTGTGATTGATGTGGTTGAGCCATTGCCCCCAATCTCACAAGCAGAAAGCAACGCTACCGCTAATAAAATTAATGGAATTATTTTCACGGTTTTTCTCCTGTTGCACTTAACGATACATCCCAACCCGACGCCGCTCTTAGGCAACGCCAGGCACAGGATTGTTAACCGGCGTTATCGTTCAGGCTGTCCCACACCGCATCACGCTCTGCGGCAGACACACGCCAGCCCAGTCGCTCAGAAAGCACATTGGCATCGGGTTTGTCGCTGTTGGTGAAGTGGTCCTTGTTGTTTTTATCCAGACCAATGATGACGACCTTGATAAACTCTGCGCGCGCAGAAGGATCGGTCGGCTCTTCTTTGGGCAGCCCGCCTTCATCGTCATCAGATTTTATTTTCTCGCCAATCTTCACAACATTGTCAGGCGCTGGCGTTTCATCAGACTCACTCTCAGCAGGTTCTGCATCCGGATCAGAAAGCCGACCCTTTTTCAAAAGTGATTCGGCCTGACCAGGCGTCATTTCAATCGGCTTACCAACACCGTACAAAACGTTGTCATGGTTGACCTGGCTTTCACAGTTATAGGTTTTTGTTTTTTGTTCGGTCATGATTTCTCTCCAAAAAAAGAAGGGGCTATACCGGCCCCTTCTTTTATCTTGCCGCCCGATTAAAGAGCGACGTTCGCGGGACGTGCGTTCTTTAAGTTAAGCAACCGCATCTTCGATGAAGTAGCCGAGGTCGTTGGCGGTGATCACTTCCTTCACCGACTCACCGGCGCGCACCATCTCGCCACCGCGAAGACCGATGTTCTTGTCTTCCCAGGAGCCAGCGATACGAGTGCCATGCTGCGCAGTAAAACCAAAGGTCGTGCCGTTGCGGTTGTCGGCTTGCTTGTCGCGATGAATCAGGGAAAGGTGCTTACCCCACGTACGCAAGATGCTGGCAGGCTGACCCTTGCGGGCATTGTTAACCCAGGCTTCACCGACATGGATATCTTCCAGCTCAAACAACTCGGCAATAGCGCGACGTGTCGCCACGCCCTTGTCGCCCGAGTTGCCGTGCATGGACTTGACAATATCCGGATGCCGAGAAAGTTTTGAAAACACTGAGCGACCGATAGCCATGATGTTGGCGCGCATCACCATGCTGTCGAGCGCATCCATAATCACACCGATAGGATCAGAGTTAACGAAGTCACTGAACTGGCTGGCACCGGAAAGCGTTTGCTGGTTGGCCGCCGCGTAGTTGGCGGCATTGAACACCATGCCAGCCACGCGAATCTCACGATCCAGTTCGATGATGTTGGTGATCTGTTCAACCGAACGTGCGCGCGGGTCATGCTGCTCCGGCGCGTTATCGATATCACTTTGGGGGATAGGATCATCCAGCCCGAAGTCATCAGTAGAACCCGTTGCCTCGGTGCCACCAAACTCAACCTGGTTGGGGCGTGACTTACGACCGACCTTGGTGTCTGGTACCGTGAAGCCATCGACCAGCGCGTACTTGATGTATTTAAATTCCGCTTTGCCAACGGTAACGCGCGGCATCACTTCATCAGCAATCATGCGCGCATTGCGGTAGGCAATAGCAATGCCGGTGTAAACCGGGCTTATGGGAAAGGGTGCTTTTGGCATGAGAATTCCTCTTGTTGTTCGCTATTGTTTGGATCGTGTTAGGTAGTGTTAAGCAACCCTAGGCGAGACCAGGGGCCAGCAAAACATCCGCAACGTCACCGGCTATCGCATCAACCATCGCGAAGCCAATAATCCGTTCCGCGCTGGCGACAGCCGTGGTCGCATTTTGCACATAGGCGGCGGCGGTGTTTTCAACATGGGTATGACGCGTGGCCGCGATAGCCATGCCCAGGGCATCCGTTGTAACGGGGTCACCACGATTAATGACGCCGCCCGCTTCAATTTCCGCAATGCCAACAACGGTCACATCAATGCGGTCATTGGCGGCATCCGCACCCAAGGTGCCGGTAACGCCGAAAATAAAATCTGTAGCCGCAGCGCCAGACAGCACTTGCCCATCTACCGCGCCTTGCTTAACAATGCGAAACGCCGGGATTACCGCTTCGGCAACGAAATTTTTAGTCAGGATCGGGTTCATGTTTTTCTCCGAATATGGATTCAGTTATTAATTGGTGGTGTTTACGACTGGCCTTGGGTGACGTGGTGCATTGCCGCAGTCAACGTGATGTCACGCCCCGCCTCTTTTTCGCTGGACTGAAAATCACCTGCCGCCTTGGCCAGCGCATTGGCATCCTGCATGTCCAGCCCACCATCCGTACCACCGGCAGCGCTCTCGCTGAGATCAATCTGTTTACCGAGGCTGGTTGCAAAATCACGGAACCAATCCAGCGGGGTTTTCTTTTTGGTCTCATCACCCTCGCTAAATTCAAACTGCGCATCTTCGCCATCGCCAAGTTGCGCCACGAAGTCCGCCATGCCCACCGTTTGCGCAGGCAACAGTTTGCCTTCATCGACCAGGCCGTCGATCTCGGACTGAAATTCGGTGGTTAACCGGGCGCGTTTTTCTTTGTCTAATTCCTGTTGGCGGTCTTTGTCTTTTTCGGCAAATTCCGCTTCGGCTTTCTTGCGCTCTTCATCGCGCGCGGCTTTCAAATCATCTTCGGTATAATCTTTTTTGGGAGGCATATCACCAGCTCCTACTTTGTTTTTATGTGATGGTTCAGAAAATGCGGGGGAGTCTTCTTCACGGACCTTGTTGGCATAATCAGCCAAGCTGTCAATTTCATAACTAGGAATTAGATTGTTGGCAGTATCGATATCAAACTTATCGATAAAATGTTCGCGCAAACGGCGCAGGATGCGAGACAACACGCCAGGCGTGTAGGCATCAGATTCAAAATCAAAGACTTCGCCTTCAGGCTCTTCGTAATTCATTGCCTGCAGAGTCAGCGCCGGGCGCTTGGCCCCCAACCAACCCACATGCGCCAGTTGCCAACCGTTATCACCATTAATGAGGCGCACCGAACGCTTGCGGTAACGGCCCGCCTCCACGTTTTCGGCAAACTCCGGGTCTATATCCCGGAACCTGGCAAACAGGCTATCGCCGACGCGCTTGAGCTTGTCGGTCCAGCCATAGGCAGGGTCATCAGTTTTGGGATGGCCGATAACAGCGGGCGCTGCATCGTCGGCAGAATGATTGGCCACAACCTCATCAAGATCGGCATTGGTGTAAGTCGCCGTCCGCCCCTGGCTGTCGGTATGGGTACCGGAACGGAAAATCTCTATGTAGTCGTCAAAGCCTTTGAAGTTTCGAGTGTCCATGCCGCACAGCATGGTCGAAGAAGAGGGGCGCTGGGAGGAGTGAAATGTTTCACCACCCCCAAGGGCTGGGGGTGGTTATAGGTTGCGATGTTACATCGCCGGTGTCAATACATTGCAGCAGGCGGCATGCTTGTTCTGTTATTTGGTGCACTCACCGCTAATTTAGTTCAGCAGGGAAAATCATGTATGAGCGCCCCTTTTTCTCACGGCGGAGGTCTCTTAGTTCATGCCCGAAATACAAAGCGGATTGGATTTCTTCTCGATCATGAGGGAGTCGTTTGTATAATTCTGTTTGCAGGATACCAGGCTCACCAGTAACAATTCCTTTTGCCTGGGATATGATTTCCCGGTATAGCGGATCGGCTTTTGCAAATTGCGTTTGCTCTTCCTTTAACAACCGCTTTTCCTTGTCACTGCCACGCATGGTTACACCATAGGCGCATTTCTGGTACATCAACCTTGCGGTATTGTAATCATCTGCCGCCCGCGCTTCTCGCGCTACCTGCAAATGGTAGCCATCATCACCATCAAGCTGGAACTGGACCTTCGCCTGCGGCTGGTTATTCCCAGGCTCTTTTGGCCTGCCACTTCGAAACCAGTTGAATAATCCCATATCCACTCCCTGTGGTCTTGGTTGGGCGTAACGATGCCCGTGTAACCCGATTTAATCCGATTTAAAAACGACGATCTCTATAAAGCCACCCATGTGGTGCGGGTCTGTCGCCAAAAGGCCGCAAAGGCCGCCTGCTTAGATCGTGGTTATTTGCCTGATTTGGCTGTCTCTGCGTGAATCCGCGCCAATAGCCGTGCTATTTTTTCCATCAGTTCTTCACCGTCCTTAAGGACAGATACCCCCTCCTTGGCGGCGGCATGCTCCATACCCATTGCGATCATGCGGCGTTCTGCCGCCGTGAACTTGTTAACTCCAGTCTGGCGAAACCTATCTTCCAGCACTTGTAAACAGATCATTGCACTCATAAGCCGGTCATCAGAGGCCGCGCTACAACGGTGCCCAGTTAAAATGTAATTTACGTCACCACCAACCTCAGAAAATGAGGACAATACTTCTCCACCCGGGATTGACTTACTTCGCTCGTAACGTCCAACTATCTCACGGGACACACCACATGCCGTTGCCACCTCCGACTGGGTTAGGCCGAGCCTTTGCCGCTCCCCAGAAAAGCGAGCGCAAAGCGCATTATTGTTCTCTTTCAATCTGCTTGACATAGAGAACTATTGTTCTCATACTCCCTGTGCGCTTCTTAATGGAAGCCTGCTTGACCAATAAAAGGCGGTTCTGCAAAAACCGCCGCCCAACAACCCAAAGGAGTCCGCCATCATGCACTGGGCAGACATTAACGCCGCTATGATCAAGGCCGGTTGGCCGCCGCTCAAGACCGCTAAACACCTAGGGGTTGCCTCCCCTGCCGTCAGCCAGATCACCCGCGGCACCGCCACATCATACAACATCGCCACATTCATATCCGTAAAAACCAGCATCCCGCTAAACACCCTTTGGCCTGATGGCCGGTACGCCAAACCCTCCATCCGGCCCTTGACTCGTAAACAACAGAGGAAGGCCGCATGATTATTTCTCTAAGCAACACCTTTCGCATTTTTAGCAGCCGCCAGCAGTGGGTTGTTCAAAAACTTAGCGCCACCAGCTGGGAAGGTAAGGCCTACTACACCGGCCTGCCTGCCCTGCAACGCGCTTTGCAAAAAACCGGGCCGGACGGTATTCGCCCTGCCGGGTTCAAGCTGCCTGCGGTGTTGGCCTCTATTGCCGAAGCCTTTGCTTGGATGGAAGCCACCGCGAAGGAATCCCCGGCCATCAAGTACAGCCCGGCCTTTAGCGTCACCGTGGGTGAGTGCTGGCGAGTGATCGCGGATCAGCGCCAGTTCATCACCACCGATGGCAAACAGCAGCGGGGCTATTACCGCACCTTGTGCGACGCGCTCATTGGCCTCGCCTCGCAACGGGTACGGATCATAGAAGGTGTGGCGGATGAGGCCACCCTGGATGAGCTGGAGATTATTCATCGGGACATCCAGTCGGCTGTGTTGCAGGCATCCGCATGACTACTACTCATCAAAAGGGCTCTCGCCATCCAGCGGCCAACACGGAACGTCTTCACACAGCAGTTCCCAATACGCTTCCCCCGCATCTGCCGCCGTGTCGCGATAACTGCCGCCGGGCTGAAGAGACGGGTGGCTCACCAGGCGCAGCATCAGCCGGGCATAAAGCACATGACGAATCGACGCCAACACCAGACGACCTTTCATATCTGGGGGCTGCCAGGCCCGGCGCTTCGCTCGCTGAGCGACGCTTGCACGCACGAATGCGGCAACTTCAGCGGTGTGCGCTGCTTCCCAAACGAACCAAGCCTTCTTACCTAACTGCGCCATGTCCGCGTGAAGGTTTTTTAACGCGCCACTGGACAGCGTGGCTTTTAGCTCATCCTCGAACGCATGTGTTTTTGCTGCGTATTTATGCATCTCTGCCACCGGAGTCCTCCTATAAGCGTGCGATACGTGAACGGCCTCAACGCCTAAAGGCATGGCGCGAAAGCCTGTCCCAACGTTGATTAAATCTTATCCCACACTGGAGGACACGTCATTGGCAAATAACTCGGAAATTTCTACCAGCAATCAAGGAGATTTTTTCCAGCGACTGTCAGACCACGAACCTGCCTATCTGGCAGACAACGCACCTGACCTGAACATTAAAGACGAACTGCGTGTGGCGATGAAGTACTGCCTTCGCCAGTCCAGGAAACACGGCCTCTCTCGGGATCACATCGTCGAACGCATGAACCTCTGCCTACCCGGTCTCAACAAACCCATCACCCTGCGCATGCTGGACGGATGGATGGCCACCAGCGCAGAAGACCGCCCCATGCCCGCCGAGTACTTGCCCGCCTTTATATGGGCAACGCGCGGCATCGTCTCGCCCATTGAAGTGCTCACCGAAGTGCTAGGGCTGCACCTGATTGATGAGGCTGAGCAGATCGCCGCCGAACTCGGCAAAACCCTGGTGGATGAACGTCGCGCCAAGAACCGACGCCGCCTGTTACAGATCAAGTTGGGGGGATGAATGAAAAAAGAAGACCTGAACAGCCCGCAAGGCATCGCTGAATTTGCCCTGATCGAGCGACAAGCCTTTAGCAAGTTTAAATCGCAGATGAACATTCTGCGTAACTTGACCTTGTCGGCACAAACAACAGAAGAAGCCGCCGCCGTAATTCGTCGCACATTCCAAGGCGTCACAACTGAATTAGATACTTTCGAAATAATGGAACGCTCCATCCAAACCATCACCGAAGGGCTGGAGCACTTGATGGCCACCCTGGCCGTCGAACTCCATCAGCACAGAACAACAACCAACCCCACGCCAAAGGAACAATGATATGCCACGCAAAAAGAAAGAGGTTAAAGGTCAAATGTCGTCCGGGGCTACATTTGAGATCGACAAACGAGACGAGGTTCTGGCCGTAGAGTTAGGGGTTGATCTTGACCACGACATAGAAACCCTGCTGGACAGTATTGCGGACAAAACAAACCGGTCCGCCAGGTTGATTGTTGAGGTAGGGCTGGAATTGCTGGCAGTTAAACGCGCCTGTAATCACGGCGAGTTCCTGCCGCTGCTGGAGTCACGCGGACTTGCGCGCGATCGTGCCGCTGACTTCATGCGCTACGCCAAGTTCTCTGCCGGCCTCAGTAAAGCGGAGAGGACAAAGGTCTTGGGGCAACCTAAGAAAAAAGTATTAGCCCTGGCATCTGCGGATGCCGGCGTGGTTAAAGAGCTGTTAGCCGACGGGGAAACATTCGATGCCGTCACGGCCCTCAGCCCCACCGAAATGCGTCGCAAGCTCAAAGCTATGGAGGGTGACAAGCAGAACGCTAAGGCGCGCATCAAACTGTTGGAACGTGATAACCGCCAACTGCGCAACCGCCAGGTCGAAGGCCCTACCCAGCCATACCCGGAGTACGTGACCGTGGCGCGCCGGGAGGCCAACGCCCTGGCGGAGAAAGCGCGGCTATGCCTGGACGATCTGACGCAAATCCACGCCGACCACAAAATCCACTTCGCGACCCAGCAGGGCGATGAGCGACTGGAGGAATACTGGGAGGCTGGGGCAGCAGCTATTTACCACAACACCAAAGCCATCGTGGCCCAAGCGGTAGCGCTGATCGCGAAGCTGGAAGCAGACCTGCCGCGCAGAGTCACTGGCAAGATTACCGGGGCATACCTTTATACCGATGAGGATGTCGCCCGCGCCATCAAGGATCGCGACCTGCTGGTGCAGGTACATACACACGAACAAGTCTCCCGCGAGATCAAACAAAAGGGGCCGAAGCGGCCGCGTAAGAAGGCCTGATCGTGAACGCTGTCATTCTCCCCATCACACCCAATTTACCGGTGCCTGTGCAAACCCAGGAAACAACCGCCTGGGATCGGGCCACCGCAAAGCAACGCACTAAGGCGCTGGCTCGCGAACAGTTGGTACAGCAGGTGCTAATCATGCGGACCGACGGCGTAGCCATTGTGCTGGGCTGCAAACTCCTAGCGGTGGAATTGATTGATGGCGCCACATCCGCTCTGTTGCTGGAAGCCGCCCGCGAAGCTGGTGGCAAGAAGAAGACGCCTAGTGCGGGTAGCATCAAACGCTGGGTTTATGACTATCAACGTGACGGACTCAATGAGCTACTACCACAGAGCAAAGGCAGCACCCGAAAGGAATTGGGCTGTGAGGTCCGCGCGATGCAATTGTTCTCTCAAGGATCGCGACCCAATGCCGGGGATGTTACTCGCCGCCTACAACAAGAAGGGCACGATGTTGAGTACCACCAGATACTCCGTTTCTGGAAGTCGCTACCCGCCAATCAACAGGAAAATAGTCGGGCGCGTATCGGGCCAATTCAATATTTAAACACGCAGGGTTACTACACTCGCCGCAATACGGATGGAGTGCCGGTTGGAAGCTGCTATCAGTCAGACGGCAACATGCTGCCGATTTACTTACAACACCCAACGGGCGACAGGCCATCACGCTGGGAGCTTACCCCCGTTATCGATGTCACCAGCCGCTACATCCCCGGTTACTGGCTGGAGGAAAACGAATCCGCCAACGGCACCATACATGCGCTCACCGACGCAATGCTCAAAGAGGGACATGCGCCGACAGATTTCCAGGCGGATAACGGTCCCGGCTTTAAGAACAAACGCGTCAAACGATTCTTTATAAAGTTAGGCATCACGGAATCTCACCCGCGCGCACAGAACCCCAAAGCGAATGGCTACATTGAGCGCTGGCACAAAATTATGTGCGATGAGCTGCTCAAGTTTTTACCTGGGTACTGCGGTAAGGATGCATCACCAGAATTAAAAAAAGCCTTTCTGAAAAAAGTAGACGAAGGTGAAGTAAAGCTTCTGACCGTAGAGCAGTTCAAAGATGAGCTGGATAAATATATTCACTGGTACAACCACGGGCGCGAACACGGCTCACTCGGCAAGTGTACGCCAGCATCCCTTTGGAAAAACATTGATCGATGCCCACCCCATGATTTGGGTGACCTGGTGTATTGGGAAGTTGCAACCAGAACCGTAAGACGTGGCAGCGTTAGCCTTCCGGGGCGTGAGTATCTGAATGCAGAGTTGTTTCAATACAACGGTCGCAAGGTGTTGGTTGAATACAACCTGCGTAACGATAGCGCTGTAAAAATTCTGGATATGGATGAGCGCTGGATATGTGATGCGCCAATTATCAACCGCAGCCCATACCGTTCTAAATCACACCTTCAAGATGCCGAAAAGAAAAAGCTGGTGCAAAAACTCAAACGCATCGACCTGAAACGCGAAGAAACCGAACGCCGCGCCGGGCTGGCCATTACCCACGACACCGTACTGGACGACATCGAAACCATGACCAGTGATGGGCGCACTGGTGTGGAAGTTAAAACCGGGATGGAGCTTGTTGACGTTGTCAACACGCCATCACCACAACCAACTGGGCTGGATATTTTGGATACGGATTATTAATTACACCAAGGGGGGTTTATGAACGTTGAACACACAGCAAGCCTGATAGAAGTACCCGTAGAGTGGACCGAGAAATATTCGGATGAGGACAAAGCTAAAGTTAAAAAAATTATTGACTGGATTAATGCGGGCCAAACCCATGAGCCGGGTTTCGAGAACCGCCGCAATCAAAAAAAGTTATCAGTCGCAGCGCGCATATCACAATCCACAATTAATAATGTGTTGCTGGGCAAGTACCCATCACCACCAACAAAACACCTGGATACGGTGTTGGAAGTAATCACGCGACAGGAAGAAAGAGACCGAGAAGGCATGGTGCCTAACCCCTTTGTACAAACCACCATTTATCGCACCGTCGTCGCCGCCTGCAGGCGCGCTCACATGTACCGCAATTTCAGCGTGGTATCCGCCTTTGTCGGCACCGGCAAAACATTGAGTGTGCGCAAGTACGCAGAGCAGCACAGCAACGTGTACCTGGTGGAAGCCACCTGTGACATGAATGCCAGCGTGTTGATGACAGAGCTGGTGCATCTGACCAGCGCGGTTGTTCACAAGGCCAACCGCTACAGCGCTGGCACCAAAGCAGAAAAGCTGGCCGCTGTTATTCGCGCCCTAAAAGATACCGACAGCCTGCTGATTGTTGATGAGGCAGAAACCGTATCCACGCAAACGCTGGAATACATCCGCCGCATATCCGACAAGGCCGGGGTCGGCGTGGTGTTGTCCGGCACGGAAAAACTGCGACCACTGATCAAAGACCCGCAAGGCCGCTTCGGCCAGATCAGTTCACGTGTGGGTTTTTGGCCCAAGGTCATGAAAGGTATCACCGAGAAAGACGCCCACACCATTTGCAAAGCGGCATTGGCCGAGCATGAACTGGAAGACAATGTGTTGAACGCCTTCTGGCAAATGTGTGACGGCTCTGCGCGAGTGTTGGGCAATGCATTGATACCTGGTGTGCGCGACTACGGATTAAAGAAGGGGAAGACATTAAGTCCCGAGTTGATCTTTCAAGTAGGCAACGAGCTGCTTGGCTTCAAGCTGCCGACAACCAGGAGGATATAACCATGTGCAATTCTTTTGAGTCATGCAACCGTGGGTTATGCAACAGCGACCACCTGCCATTGCTGCCCGCGCAACGCGAAGTACAGGCGCGCATTGATGCCGAGGGCGCAGGGTTTTGGCAACACACCTACCACATGAATATGAACTACCCGTTAATGGTCGGCATTGGTGAGCCGTGTAGCTGGTGTGGCGCTACACAGGATATCGCTCCCGACGTGGGCTATTGCGAATGGTGTGGCTTGCTGTCCCACCACCTGAAGGAAGGTGAATGCCCAGACTGTTATCCGAAAGTCCCTACGCGTGGCTGCTCCTCTGCAGATGAAGCGCTCGGCGCAGAGGCAGACGTCAGCCACGTATTTCCAGCAGTGGCAAACGGCTAACGCCATGCATGTGTATTGCCCTGAATGCGGAGCGCTCATCGACATCTTTCTCGCAATGGATGATGCCGATGGTCGACGCTGGGTGGATGTATTGAAAGGCCTGCCCCCGGTAACGATAAAACCGTTGGTGCTTTACCTGCGGTTGTTCAAGCCAGCAAAACGCAAACTGACCTGGTCGCGCATGTTAAAGCTAACGCGCGAACTGGAACCGATGATCAAGGCCGCCCAGGTAACGCGCAATCGCAACACCTATGTGGCTACCACGCAGCAATGGGCAAACGCCATGACCAAGCTTGTGGAAGAACCCTCGCCCGATCTTCACCTGCCGCTGAAAGGCAACGGCTACCTGTTGGGCATGTTGGCCAACATGGGTGAGCAACAGGCCGCCCAGCAGGAGCAGCGCAGCATTGAGTCCACACGACACCGCGCCCGCGAGGGAAGCAGTGAAGGCCCGGTACAGGTTGGGAAAGTCCTCGACAAAGCAGCAAGAAAAAAGAAGCTGCCGCCTAAAGATTGGAACCCACTAAAAAGGAGTGCGCCTGATGCATGACCTCGACCGTAATGAACTCATAGAGCGCGTACGGAAAATAATCAAACAATACCAGGGGCCAGATTTATGCATCACCAAGGAGAAAGTTTTTGTAGAGGCCACCGGGGAAAACATCATCCCCTGGCGGCGTGTGGACCAGACGCGAATCATCCGCTCGATGGTGAAGCAGCTTCGGCGTGAAGGTTGCCCGATTGCCTTTAAAAGTGGCAAGCGTGGCGGCTATTTTTGGGCGCGTACAGATCAAGAGTTGGAAACCACGATCAACGTATTCCATTCGCGCGCGATGAGCAGTTTAAAACAGGAAGCCACGCTCAAGCGTATTCCGGTGGGTGATGTTGTTGACCAATACAAACTTGAAATTGAAGAAGGAGAAAACCAGTGAGCAATAAAAAAAGCAGAATCAAAACCAACGCCATTGAGGCCCCTGCCAGCCAGGAAGAAGCCGAGCAGCTGCTGTCTGAGATTGGCAAGCTGCAGCGGCGAGTCACTAAGGTTGAGGCCAACATGAATGACAAGCTGGCCGTCATTAAGGATGAGTTCGAAAAGCGGGCACAGCCGCTTAACGATGAAATCACCGGCAAGTTTCAGGCGCTGCATGCCTGGGCGGAAGCCAACAAGGGCAGCCTGTTAAAAGGCAAACTCAAGACCGTCAAGCTGTCATCGGGTGAATTGTCATGGCGCACCTCGCCGCCTTCTGTGCGCATTACGGGTGTGGCCACCGTTATCAAAAACCTCAAGGCATTGGGGCTAACTGAGTTTGTACGCACCAAGGATGAGGTGAACAAGGAAGCCATCCTGAATGACCAGGAACGTGTTGAAGGTGTGAAGGGTATTTCAATCACCCAAAAAGAAGAGTTTGTCGCCAAGCCGTTTGAGTCCGAGATTGAACGTGCCGAGCCGGTGAAGAAGAAGGCAGCATAACCGACAAGCCACCTCCCGCCCGTGGGAGGCGTCCAGCCAGCGGTGACGCATAACACTGGCAGCAGAGGTTCGGGCCTCCTAGAGAACCCCCTTCCTGGATGACTCTGCCGACTGGCCCACGCTAAGGGCTATTTTCCCCGGCACCACACTCCCGGTGCCGGGGAACCTTTTTTTACGATTGTGGAGAGCAGCAATGAATGTATGGCTAACCCAGGCACGATCCATTGTAAGGCAGCCTCAAGCCCTGTGGCCCGAGTTGCTTTCCGCGCTACCAGAGCACCAGCAACAAAACGTGCGCAGCTACCTGCGCGGCTGGGGCCAACCAGGGCGAGGAAAATAACAATGGAAACACCACGGCAAAAACACCACCGCTACCGGTATTACAAATTGATTCATACCGGCATGAAGGCATTGGGGTGGGAAGAGGACGGCTCCAGTTATCGGGAATGCCTGAGACGCAATGGTGCAAAACAAGTCAAGGGTCGTCTTTCAAAAACCACCATGAGTATTCCTGGATTATCCGCCATTGTCGAAGACATGAAGAAGTGCGGCTTCACACCACGCAGCAAGGTGAGCACGTTTTCAGAGTGGCGTAAGCCGCGCATTAAAAAGATCACCGCGCTGTGGTGCGCGTTGGCGGATGCCGGTGTGGTGCATAACCGGGGTGAGGTGGCAATGGCAAAGTGGTGCGCAACCGTGTCCGGCATTTCCCGTCTGAACTGGGCCACATCAGCAGATTTAAATAATTGCATCGAGGCGCTTAAGTCCTGGGCGGCTCGTGAGCGTGTAAAAATTCAGAGCTAACATGGGCAACGTCGCACTCAAAGACCTGGACCTGGTCAACCCTGATCTGCTGCCGCCGATCATCAGGCGGTGTGTGCGACGTATCGGTTTACCTGAAACCATCAAGCTGTTGGAGGCGCGCGGCGGCTTGCCAACCAGAATGCCATATGACTACCGGCAGTGCATTGTACTCAAAGGTGTGTTGACGGTTGAATCTCTGATTGCGCTGGCCAAAGAATTTAAAGGCCAACGTATTGACCTTCCCAAGCCGGACAAGATTCTCACCCAACTTCGCAACATTGGAATATTCGCAGCAAGGCAACACATGTCAGCCGCACAAGTGGCGCGGGAGTTTGGGCTGACCCGGCGTCACGTATTCAATCTGCCTTCACCGAAAAAAAGTGACCCTACCGGAGATTTGTTTGATGAGTAATGAAGTAAATAAAGACCGTCCATGCCCTTTCTGTGGAGGCAACGAATTATCACCAGGCTATTGGAGCCTCGATGATGAGGAGGTGGACTCAATTGAGTGTGACAACTGCTATGCCGGTGCGCCTAAGCGGGTATGGAATCAGCGCGATGGCTTTTTCAATCACAAACAATTGGAGAAATGATGAATCGTCAATTTATTAAAATAGAAGCCCTTTCAATGGCTCTGGCGCAATTCGATAGCGATGAGCTGGCGGAGATAAAAACATTTGCCATAGAGGTAATGGCGGTTAGGAAGGGTAGGCGCGACAGCGTGCGGCGGGCTTTGGACGTGGCTTTCTATCTTGTGCTGAAAAACCTTGAGCCAAAAAACCTCAACGTAGTGCATGGACGGCAAAACCCGGGGGCTGAAAACGCAGAATCAAAAAACCAATTGTCTGCCAGCCCGTATGCGAGTGAGGCCGACCACATAGAACACATGATAGGTCAGGGTAACGAACGATGATCTGCCATCATCAGAGAAGGGTTGATCCTACCGGAGATCTGTTTGATGAGTAAAATGCGAGCGGAATACCTGCTGGATTTGACTAACGCCAAATTGCCGAGTTGGTGGCCGAAAAATGCGCCGTTGGTAATACCGCTAATCGACGGGAGGTGGTTTATGCGCTATGACGTTATGGAAGAGAGACTGCCGGGTTTTCGCGGGCCGATGATGTTGGCGCAAAGACGAAAATGGCCGCACATCCATGATAATAAAAACTGCATCCTGCCATTTGGTTTTGATGAACTTCAATTGCCACCGGGGGCGGTGTTGCTTGGTTCCCCGGATGCGCATGGTTAGGCGGACGGATAACAAAGATGGGAATTAAACGCAGATCATTGACAGGCGGTGAGAAGTTCGGGTTACTAACTGTGATTAACTACAGTTATAGCTCGAAACGAAAGAACGGAGCAGCAGGGGAAAGGGTAATGAATTGCAAATGCGAGTGCGGGAATACCACTGAGGTTCGCACCTCCAATTTATATTCTGGCAACACCAATTCATGCGGTTGTTTGCAGGCGGCGAGAGCCTCAATTTCAAATACAAAGAGAGCGGAATCTGCTGCCAACAGTGCAGCAGACAGAATCAGGCAAATATAGCCGCACATCTTGACAACCCCTCCCAACAAGTCAATCCTATAACCACCCCCCTACCCAAGGGGTGGTGAAACATTTCACTCCTCCCCCATCTCTGTTTGTTAGGCCATGCTGCAATTTATGGCTGAGCAAACCCCCAAGAACATCAATCGCCTGGTCATCCATTGTGCGGCTACGCCTAATGGTCGCTGGCATACGGTGGAAGACGTTGACCTCTGGCATGGCCAGCGCGGTTTCAAGCGTGATGAAAACCTGATTGGTTACAACCAGCCACGCCTGAAGCACATCGGCTATCACTTCGTGATCTATACATCCGGCGCTGTTGTTATCGGGCGCGGCCTCAAAGAGGTCGGCGCGCATGCGCGTGGTTACAACACCAACTGCATTGGTGTTTGCCTGATCGGCACCGACAAGTTCACGCCGCAACAGTGGGACAGCCTGGAGCGCATGGTTCGCGGGTTGCGTGAAAAGTTTCCCGCCATGAATGTGATAGGCCACCGTGAAATCAACAACAGAAAAAAATGCCCCGGCTTTGATGTTCAACAATGGCTTACCAGCCAATACCAACCGATACCTGAAAACATCCTGGAGGATGAATCATGAAACCATTTAAACGACTTGCACTAACGTTCACGCTACTCATTACCACAGCACTGGCCATCGTCGGTTGTGAAGACACAGTGGCCTACGCGATCAACGTGCCCGTAGTGGCGTCCAACCTTGTGCTGCTGGATAAAGACGTGGACCAGGCCAAGGCGATTGTCAGATCGCGCATGGATTCATTCACATTAAAGCAGCAGGATCAGTTGCGAAACGCAGGCCGAGAAATTCAATCACTTCAGAGCGCCGTGCATAACCTGGTGGAGCAAAAGGGCGGGGTTGCACGGGCGCTGATTCAGGCCGACCAGGTGCGACTGCTGGCCCAAACAGCACGAAGCGCCTACCGCATGGCGCGCAATGTTATTTGTCCCGACACATCCGCCGATTTACCGGTAACCGTTGAAAATTGCCCCGGTCTTTCTGCGATGAATGATGTGGATAAAACACGCCTGATCATGTTCGACCAGCGAGTCCAACGTACCCGAACAGCACTGGATGCCCTGCTAACCGTCAAGGAGGGAACCGACATTACGCAAACGGTCAGTGACGTCCTTTCCATCGGCTCTGCAGCGGCGCGAGTGCTGGCGATCACCTCGCTGTAGTTTTCCAGACCATCAAGGCCAGGCTACAGATGCTGACATATAAATCACTACGCAATAACGCCAAATCTGGCGACGTGCTGATGATCGAAGGGCGCGGATGGGTTAGCCGACTCATTCGCGCTTTTACCGGTCAGAGCGTCAGCCATGTGGCGCTGTTGTTGTGGATTGGTGACAGCCTCTTTGTAGCCGAGATGAAAGAGTTCCACGGCTACCGTTTTCGCCCGGCATCCTGCTGGGTGGAAGACGCGCTGCGTAGCGGTTTTGTTTTTTATGGCATGGCTCCCGGTCACATCCGCATGCAATGCCCCGGCATTTCTGATACCGCACTGCGCTATCGCAACAAACCTTATTCCTATACCGCACTCTTTCGTGTCTGGTGGGCGCAGATCACCCGCAGCAAGGTGCCGGGTGGTTTGGTGTGCTCCACATTTGTACAGCGTGTGTGGGAGGAATGCGGATACCAGTTTACCCAAACGGCGGACCCTGGCGATTATCTCAGGCTGTGCGATTCCGTCACTTCTATAACAACACCAACAAAGTGACGGTCAAATGAAATCCGATGAAAAAATACTCATTATGCTGGGTGAAATCAAAGGAGAATTGACCGGCGTAAATAAGCGCCTGGGCAAGCTCGACAAGATGGATGATCGCTTGCGCAAGGTCGAAATTGACGCGGCAAAAACCGGCGCGGTTAGCGGCGGCTTTGTCGCGGTGGGTGTCACACTGTTAGTGGAAGCCATAAGACAATCATTCAAGCAAGGCGGGTAAATGCATGGCCCATAAACCGGAGACTCGCACCGCCGTTCGCCGCTCCTATGTATATGAACGCCTGCCACTGGAAACGGCGGCAGCAAAACATAGCGTACCCTACAGCACTACACGCATCTGGAAGCGCAAGGACAAGGCCAAGGGCGACGATTGGGACAAGGCGCGGGCCGCCTCTCGTATGGCCTCTGGCGGCCTGGGCGATATCACCGCCGAGCTGCTGGAAGATTTTGCCCTACTGTTTCAAAGCACCATTGCGGAAATTAAAGAAGGTGATTATGACGGCCTGAAAAAGGCCGAAGCGCTTTCCCGCCTGAGTGACGCCTACACCAAAACCATGAAGGCCGCAGCCGGTGGTGATCCGAAGATCGCCAAGTTGGCTATCGCGCTGGAAGTGCTTGAAGAGTTGGCGGCATTTATTAAAGCCCATTATCCCGCCCAGCTTGAAACCTTTGCGGTGATCCTGGAGCCGTTTGGTAAGCGCGTCAGTGAGGTGTTTGGGAAGTGATTGACCTTTCCGAAAAGCAGTTCCTCGATGAGATTGCTGCGCAGGCAATCTCGCTGCGCAAGGAGATCGAGGCCAAGCGCCTGGGTCTGGACACTTCGCCAAAGGCGATCGCAAAGCGCCGACGTCGTGTGTTGGTCGGTAAGGACTTTGAATTCTTTGCCTACACCTATTTTCCGCATCATGTTTGGGGCAAGCCTTCAAAATTTCAGAAGCATTTTTGTAACCGTTTTCCGCAACTGCTGGAACAAAATACAGGCTGCCGTGAATGGTGGAAGGCTCCGCGTGGTGAAGCGAAGTCGTCGCTGGCCACCAAGATCGGGCCTTGCTGGGTTGCGGCACAAGCATTGTTGCAACGTCAAGATGTTCGCGTGGAGCTGGGGCTTGATGCCAACTTGCCTGCATTCATGGATTACCTGGTGGTGTTGGGTGCGGAAACAAAATTCCCGGCCAAGCTGCTGGAGGTGGCAAAAACCGAGCTGACCCTTAACGCCAACCTTGAAATGGATTTTCCCGAGGTCTGCGGTAAAACATCCAACTGGAAGATCGGCGAATGCACCACGCGCACCGGCGTTAAGTTTGAATCCTTCGGTGCGGAGCAAGCCATTCGTGGGACTTTCCACGGTGCGTCACGCCCCAAGGTGTTGCTAGGTGATGACCTGATTACCGACAAGGAAGCCAAGAGTCCCACCGAGCGTGATAACCGTTGGAACTGGCTGGAAAAGGCGGTGGATTATCTCGGCCCGCCCGATGGCTCGGTAAAATTTATCGGTGTGGGTACGGCATTAAATACCGATGACCCCATCTCTCGCGCGGCACATACCGTTGGCCATGTGGTCCATCACTTTAAGGCGCTTGAATGTTTGCCGACTCACATGGACCTGTGGGAACAGTGTGAAGAGTTAATGCGCAACGAAGACAGTCGCGCCATCGAGAAGACCACCCTCAAGGGCAAGGTGATCAGCGATAAAGAACTGCCGTCGTATAAATTTTACCTGAAGAATAAAAAGAAGATGGATATTGGTGCGGTGACTTCGTGGCCCAGCGTAAGGTCACTTTACTGGCTAATGCGCCAGCGCGCCAAAAATCCACGTGCCTTCGGAACAGAAATGCAAGGCGAGGCCCGCAATGATGAAGATGCGGTGTTTACCAATCTCAGTTATTGGGTAAGCCGCCTGCATCACTGGATTATGTTCGGTGCTTGTGACCCTTCAATGGGCAAGGGTGAAACCTCTGACCCCAGCGCTATTTTAGTCGGCGGGTTCGATACCCGCGTGAATAAGCTGCACGTTATCGAGGCAGCCATAAAACGGAGGGTGCCAAGCAAATTGTGTGCTGATCTTATTAGCATGCAACGTGAATACAATTGTCAGGCATGGGGGTTTGAAAACAACAATGCCTACGAACACATGCGCACATCGTTTATCGATGTGGCGATTGACCAAAAGGTGTCTTTGCCGTTGGTGGGTGTAACCACAACGGTCGCGCCCGAAGTGCGTATTGATTCACTGGAACCGTTCATTACCGATCTTGATCCAAAAATATTGTTCCACGCGAAACTTTCTCTCCTGTTGGCGGAACTCAATGACTGGCCGGAGCCACAATCCCATCACCACTATGACGGACTCACCGCATTGCAAATCCTGTGGATGATCGCGGTCAGCCGCGCCGGTGGTATTCCCAAAATTGCAACACCAGGTGGAAAGAAATCTCACGGTGTGGATACATCCCGCTACTGAGGCTGAAGATAAAAAATGGAAAATAGCGATATTAAAAAAACCTCTAAGGGTCACCGTAACCTGGCCAAGGAAATTGCCACCCGCGAGACGGACCCTAACTTTTATGGTGCGCTGGCCGTGCTGCCCAATCCAGACCCGATACTTCGCAAGCTGGGTAAAACGCAGGAAGTGTTTGATGCCATCGCCGCCGATGCCCATGTGATGGGTGAGCGAAGATCTATTCGCTCTGCATTGTTGGGTTTTGAGCATCGGTTACAGGTGGGTGGTGACGATACCGCCAGCATAACGGCGTTGGAATTGTGTCAGCAGGTAATGGCTAACCGTCCCGCGCCTGGTCTGCGTTGGCCGGATGTTATCTGGAATAAAGCGCAGGCCATATTCAAGGGCCACGCCGTGCATGAAGTGGTGTGGAAGCGATTCGGTAATTATCTATTACCCGATAAAGTGGTAGACCGCCCAACGCAACGATTTGTTTTCGGCACCGACAATCAACTGCGCATCAAGACCCGCAGCAACCGGATTAATGGTGAAGAGTTGGGTGACTACAAGTGGCTGGTGACCCGCCACATGCCCAGCCATGACAACCCCTATGGCGAGGCGCTGTTCTCCAGTTGTTTCTGGCCATACACCTTTAAGCATTCAGGCTTTAAATTCTTCACCAAGTTTTGTGAAAAATACGGAATGCCCTGGGCGATTGGTAAGTACCCGATGGGCACACCGGAGAAAGACCAGAAAGAGCTGGTCGAAGCGCTACAAAACATGGTGGAAGACGCAGTAGCTGCTGTGCCGGATAACGGTTCGGTCGAATTACTATCGACCAAGTCCAGCGGCATCCTGCCACAAGAACGCCTGATCATGATGTGCAACAGTGAGATGAGCAAGGCGCTGACCTCGCAAACCCTGGCCACGGAAATTCAGGGTGAGGGTTCGCGCGCGGCATCGGAAACCCATCGCGAACGCGAGAAGGGGGTGAATGAATCTGATCGAGAGATTATTTGTGATTCATTTAATCAACTGTTCCAGTGGATCACCGAGATCAATGTACCCGGTGCCACGCCGCCTACGTTTGATTTCTACCAGGAAGAAGAGGCCCGCAAGGAATGGGTGGAGGTGTTCGAGGGCGCTCGGAAGTACATTGATATCCCCGCGCAGTTTGCACATAACCGATTGCAGATTCCAGTTGCGAAAGATGGCGAGGATGTATTGCCGCGTGGCGAAGCCAAGATCGCAACCAATCCACCTGAATTTAGCGCCTGCCCTGGTTGTGGTCATCAGCATGAATTTGCGGAAGGTGATGACATTGTTACCCGTCTGGCTAACCAGGCGTCAGCCGGTGCCGATGAAATTATTGAATCAATGGCCGAGCCGGTGCGCGAGCTGCTCGACCACTCGGAATCGCTGGAAGCCTTTCGTGACGGCCTGATAGAGCTGTACCCAAAAATGGATACACAACGCCTGGGCGAATACACCTCGCTGGCCATAATGACGGGCCTGCTGCAGGGGATGGATGATGCCTAAGTCACGAATTCAATGTTTTTTTCTGGTACCAACCGGCGTTGATAGACTGTTTCTTCGACGTTATAAATCAACATCAAGTGATGATGATAAATGCTCGGTGCATGGATATCACAATGTAAATAAATTTATTGCCACTGAAGAACGAACCGAAGAGAGCTGCTCGGGTGATATTCATCCGCATAACGATGAGCGCTGGCCAACCCATTGTGGCTGTGGTTATGAGTTTACCGATGATGACAAGTGGCAGTTATTCCGTGAAGAAATTTATCGACGTCAGGACACCGGCGAAGAGATGATCCGGAGTGATGCGCCGGTAGGCGCGATGTGGGATGCAATTTGGTATGGCAGAAAAGGCCCGGATGGTAGGTCGCTCATGGTGCGCACACCGGGTGGTGACTGGTTTATCGATGACCGGGCATCCAATTGCACCATGCGTGATGATAACGAGCACCGGTGCTGGGTACGCCACGGCGAGGTGCCTAATATTACCGTCGGCAAAAACGGCCATACCTGCCGGGCCGGTGCCGGTTCCATTGCGCAGAAAACCTACCACGGCTTTTTGCGTAATGGGTATTTGGAAGAGTGTTAAGTGAATGAGCTGGCTTTATGTGCCGGTGCACATGGTATTGGTCTTGGACTCAAACTCCTCTTCGATAAATTACGAACCGTTTGTTACGTTGAGCGGGAAGCCAGCGCGGCGGCCTCTCTCGTGGCGAGGATGGAAGACAAGGCCCTGGATAACGCGCCTGTCTGGGATGATATTAAAACCTTCGACGGCAAACCGTGGCGTGGATCGGTGGATATCATCACTGCGGGATACCCGTGCCAACCATTCAGCACCGCAGGCAAACTGCTTGGTGAAAAGGATCCAAGACACCTTTAGCCTGACGTCAGACGAATTATTAGTGAGGTGGGCCCAGGTTGGGTATTCCTCGAAAACGTACAAAACCACCTTAACCTTGGATTCCGAACCGTCAGAGAAGAATTACAAGAGATGGGCTACACGGCTGAGGCGGGATTGTTTACGGCGTCAGAGGTTGGTGCAACCCATGAACGGAAAAGATTATTCGTTTTGGCCCACGCCAACCGTCGCAGCAGCAAAGCAGGGGCAAACAGAACCAGACGGAAAAAGAGGGCAGACGCTGGTGGGTGCGGCAAGGGGCCAGTTGTGGCCGACGCCAATGTCGCAGGATGCGGAACAGTCAGGCTCAGCAAAAGCCAATATGACAACACTAAATCGAGCATCAAAGATGTGGCCGACACCTACAGCCAGGGATTATCGGAGCCCAAACAGTCGAGCCAGCCAGGAACGAAGAAATTTGAACAACAGGCGGGGCCAACAACTACAAAATTTTACGGAACACAACTTCCTACCTCACCACCTGGGCCCAACCAGCACGAAGAGTGGGAACGCATCCTCTCCATCGACCCGACGCTTGAACCCGCGCTTTGTGGAATGGATGATGTTATGGCCCATCGGGTGGACAGAATACGGATCGCCGGTAATGGGGTTGTCCCATTGGAAGCAGCAAATGCGTTCATCACTTTATTGGGTGCTATGGAATCGCAGTCATGCCTGAAGTAGAACTCGGCAACCTGCCCTTTGATGAAGCGATTGACCACTTCCGCTCGAAGCTGAACATTCCCACGGAGCACTTCGATAGCCTGCTTAGCGAGGCTCACGCCAAGGCGTTTACTGTGGCTGGCGCTACTAAGGCTGACTTGCTGGGTGATATTCGGTCGGCAGTGGATGAGGCGATCGCGAATGGCACATCCATCACCGAGTTTCGCAAACAGTTTGATACGGCGGTGCAAAAACATGGTTGGTCATACAAAGGTAAACGCGGTTGGCGCACTCGAGTGATCTATGACAACAACCTGCGATCGGCTCACATGGCGGGGCGTTGGAAACAATTGCAGCGCACCAAGGACGGTCGACCTTATTTGACATATGTCACCGTGGGTGATGGCCGGGTTCGGCCTCAACATAAATCATGGGAAGGCACGACTCTGCCCATTGATGATTCGTGGTGGCAGACACACTACCCGCCGAATGGTTGGGGTTGCCGTTGTACGATTCGCTCGCTTTCTCAACGGCAACTTGAGGCGATGGGTCGCGGTGTTTCAAAACGCCCGAACCTGAATCTGACCGAACGCATCAATGTGGCCAGCGGTGAGATTTACGGTGATGTGCCAGCAGGTATTGATGTCGGTTGGGATTACAATGTGGGCAAGGCATGGCTTGGGCCGGATATCGCCTTCGGTGAAAAGATCATGTCATTACCTACCACCATGCGTAACGCGGCGCTGACCAGCGCCCGTGATTTAGCGCCGCACCTTTCCACACAGTTCAACCCCTGGGCTACATCGCTTATGAATCGGCAAAGGCCGCTGAATGAAATTCGCACGGTGGGCTATTTATCGCCTGCTGTGGTTGATGATCTGGTTGCCCGCAAGCAGGCGCCGACCACGGCGGTGGTCACGGTCACCGATCGGGATGTCATGCACATGCTGCGTGATAGCAAGGATGGCAAACATATTCCCGCCGATATTATCCGCGCGCTGCCTGATGAGATATCCAACCCAAGTGCTGTGTTGTGGGACAAACGCGACCCGGCATTGCTGTATGTGGTCGATGTGCCTGGCGATATTCGCGATGCCAAATTGGTGGTGCGGGTGAACTTCAAAACCAAGGCCCGTGGCCGGGATCAAAAGCGTCACTCGATGGTAACGAATGCGGTGCGAACCGGTGGCCTGGTTGAGTTACACAACCTGCGGGATAGCAGTATCTATGAAGTTATCGAGGGGAAAATTTAACCACCGTGGAGGGGCGCTATTCCAGGGCTTGCACCCGGCATCCCTCATGTATGAACCCGAAGATTCAAGCGATCAGCCCAGCGGTTTTCTGTCGTCACGATGGAGTTAAAAGTATAGATCAAAAAAAGAGAGGAAGCGACCGGCCTGGTGCGACAACACCTGGCCAGCCGCCAGCAAACGGTAGTAACACCGTAAGCCAGCCAAGGCTCCCCGCTGTGTACACAGCACGGGAAGCCTATCACGAAAAACAATAAGAAACGTGGAGCTTACTATGTCAAAACCTATCGTGCCGTGGATCGGCGGCAAGCGTCGCCTGGCCAAATACATCCTGCCCAAGTTCCCTGAGCATAAGTGTTATGTGGAGCCATTTTGTGGCGCTGCGGCATTGTTCTTTATGAAGGTGCCAAGCAAAACTGAAGTCATTAATGACATCAATGGTGAACTGGTTAATTTGTACCGGGTGGTGAAACATCATCTGGAGGAGCTTTGCAAAGAGTACAAGCGGTCTTTGATCAGCCGGGAAATGTTCGACTGGGCCAAGATCACACCACCGGAGACGCTGACCGATATTCAACGAGCGGCCCGGTTTTTCTACCTGCAAAAACTGAGTTTTGGCGGCAAGGTTCAGGGGCAGACTTTCGGTACCGCACCCAGCGCACCGCCCAAGCTGAATTTCACCAGGATAGAGGAGGATTTATCGCTGGCGCATTGGCGGCTGTCACGGGTCTACGTCGAGCACCTGGACTGGCAGAAATGCATCAAGAAATACGACCGGGAATACACCCTGTTTTACTGCGATCCACCCTATTGGGAGACGGAAGGATACGGCGTTGACTTCGAGCTGGACCAGTACCAGGTGATGGCCGACCTGGCCAAGCGCATCAAGGGCAAGATAATCATCAGCGTCAACGATCACCCGGCCATGCGGGAGGCGTTTGCTGGCCTAACCATCGATACGGTCGATATCACCTATACCGTAGGTGGTGCCAAAGGAGCTAAGAAACGGCAGGAGCTGATCATATCAAGCTGGTAA